TCTGCATCCTCGAAGGTGACCGTCTGCGCCGTTTCTCCGTCTATGGATATTAACAGGGTGCCACCCCCTGCCAAGTTGTAAGTCTCTGCGTTGGATGACCACAGGCGAGCAGGGTACTGGCTTCCAAGGCGCCCGTGTCCAAGCCTCCACGAGTCTTGAGTATAGGGTACCAGGGTTACAGGTATCTCGAGTAAAGCCAGTATAGTGGACACCACGCCAGGGAGAAGCCCTTTCTGCTCGTAAATATAGGGCAGCAGGTCGACCAGCTTCCTTTTCTGCTCTGCAGTCAAGTCAATATCGGTAAAGGGGTTGCCCACATCGTAAAGCATGAGCTCCACGGTGTAATCGTTGCAGGTGTCAATGTTCCACGCGTCCCACATCTTATCGACGTCTGTGACTTTAAGATCCTCTGCTTCCTGCATCATGTTTACTGTGGCGCGTGTTACATGGAAGGGATCGCCGTCCCAGGCCGCCTGGGGCAACGTGATCTCGGTGTCCCTATCTGCTGGCCACTCTGGCTCGAATCCTGTGAATTCTGCTGTGACATAGTCCGGATCGATCACGTTGTTCGAAGTGTCTGCAACGTCTCCGTCGACCGTGACAGAGTAAGGAGCCCTGGGGGTCATCTCCCATTGAACGGTCAGATCCACTTGGCGCAGTGAGTCCTCGACGAAAGCAGCGGTTTCCACGGTCAAATGAACTGCAACCTCTGGGTAGACGTTGTGCCTGTCGATCGTGTAATTCTCGGCGTCGAGAATTCCTTCGCTTTGCCCTGTCACCGTGTCCGTTGGGAACTGGATCAAGCCGTTGGCAGTGCCACCGCTCACCCTTAACGTCGAGGTATCTCCCACTGTTTCAGAGTACAGATACACCGCGCCGGCGCCGTCGTTTTCTGCAACGGCCCCAGATATAAGAGCAGTCAACGCCGTGGCGAGCTCGTCTGCGGTAACCGCCGACGGTGTCAACCACATGTAAGTCTGAAAAACAACCTCCTGAGTCTCTCCGCCGTCCACAACCACGGTTAAAGTCTCGCCCCCTGACGACAGGTTCCAGGTTTCCGACGTCCCAGAGAGAAGCCTTGCGCGCCCGTCTGGGGTGCCAGCTCTCATATCGTCGTCGTATGTCAGTCTGACAGTGTACTGGTCGATCGCCTCGGCGCTCAGCAGCCTGGGCGCTGTCAGATCTTCGACGGTGAAGGACCATTCCTCGAGCAGCACGTCGGATCCGAAAGGGTGCCCCCAGGGGAAATGAGCCCACGGTCCAAAACCCCAGCCCGATCCGCTGGCTGCCAGCCTTACTATTATTTCCGAGCTGTCGACATAGGTGCCGGTGTAGTCGATCGTTACCTGGTTATAAACAAAGGGATCCGTGGGAGAATGTTGCACAACAGCGCTCGATCCTCCGTCGAATGGAGAAGAGAATGAGCCCGCGTTGTAAGCAGGCAGCCACGTGTCTCCGTCGTCCAGGCTGATTTCTATAACGCAATTGATATTATAAGGCGCCGTGGTCGACGGATCCTCGTTCAGGCTGACCACTACCACCGAGATCAAGCCGTCCACTGGGAAGCCTTCTTCCCCGTTTTCCGGATCCCGCAGTATCAGAATAAAGGGGTGAGGTGCCTCTGCCGTCTGCGCCTCGACCAGCGCCAGCGATGCGATCAGTTGTTCGACTTGTACAGGCATTTAACTCCCTACTGGTTCGCTCCAGGCGCCGTCGTGCTCGGGTTTCCGGCGCCGTCGTCTCCATAAACATTGTTTGTGTTGCTGCCTGAAACCGACGTTCCAGCCGTCGAGTCCACTCCTTCACGATTGTTATTCTGTATGCTAGAGTAATAAAAATCTGCTGCATCTATTGGGATCGCGGATTCTCCAATAATATTGTTAGATATTACACAGTGAGTGGGCGCCACACTGCCACCCCCTCCAGGGGCATAAACAGCATATATATTTGAAGATCCTCCTAAATAATTACCAGTGATAATTGCGCTTCTAACCCCCTGGGCCAAGGCTCCGTCGTCAACCTCAATACAAGCCCCTACCCCTGTCCCGTCGTGATCAAATCCCCTGAACTTATTATTCTGTATCTGACATCCTTCTGGGGTATTAGCTGCAGCACAATCCAGGTAGATCCCGTTTCGACTGCCTCCTCCTATAAATTTATTATTGCTAATATCTGCGTCTTGTCCGTATCTTTCAACGTGTATTATTCGGCCTATTTGCGTATTTGTGTATCCAATGTAAGCAGTCTCGAACTTGTTTTTTGCAATTATGCAATCTCTAACATTTACATGTAGTATATTTGCCCCTGCATACCAATTGCTCGAGCTTCTAACACATTTTATGTGATTATGGGTGAAAATGTGCCTTCCGTATGAGGCACCCCCGCCGTCTCCAAAATCAATCAAATTGAAAGCGCTTGAGATAGGGGTGGCGCTATAGTCTATATAATTTTTGGTAATAACTATGTTCTGAGGACCACTGTAAGAAATGTAAATCTGACAGCATTGCCTTGTCGCACCAGCAACAAAATGATTGCCTTCAAAAATTAATCCGTTACAGGAGCCTGTTACATACAGCAACTGAGTGTTTCTAACATTACCACAATAGCAACCCCTTATTATAGTATCGGTGGAACTACCAATATAAAAAACTCTTGAGCTGGCTGTGTTCATATCAGAAAATAAAATATTTTCTATTCTAACACCTATGCAACTGGTAACAGCGATCGCTGAACCTGTCAGGTTTGAGAGGTTGTTCAGGTAACAGTTTCTAATTATAGAATAATTTGCATTCGTTCCGCTGAAAGTGACGCAATTGGCGGCCCCGTTGCTGGCCATGATCTGGACACCTTCTATAATCGCTCGATATGTGAAAACAAAGCGACAATCCGGATCACCGGCGGTGAAGCGAATTCTGCACAATATGTGCCCTGGTCCTATAATATGAACAGCTTCATCGATCGGTGTTGATGTGGTCCAGGTAATGAGGTGATCCCCCTCTGCAAGGATTATTGTCCCCCCTTTATTGCTTGTGTTTTTCATATATAGGAGAAGTTGTTCAAGGGCATTTCCGCCCGCTGGACAATAATAAACCCCGTTAATTTCGGTCCAACTGTCCCCAGAGGGATTATTGTTAATCGTCACATTGTCGACTGAGTCGACGTCCACAGATTGGACATTTGCAGAGACTGTCAGCTCGTTGGCAGCCGTTGCCCCTATTGCTAAGCTTTGAGTTCCTTCCTGAAATGTTACAGAATAAGCCTCGTTGAGGTCCCAGGTCATGTTTTTAGAGAAAAGAATATCTGCGTCGGAGTCGTACGCGTCCTGCATATCTCCGCCGGCGCCAGTGATCGGCACTCCGCTATCCTTTGGCAGCCCGTTTGCGTCAAGAGTCGCAATATTATTCTCGGTTGCGCCAGAGATACCGGTATGATCGTCTGTGCTGTCAACCCCGTGTTTTCTGTTGTGAGCTGCCATTTCTACCTCTAATCCGCCTGGGACCTCAAACTTAAGCTAGGTTTCTAAGTCATCTCGACTGCAACCACTCCGGTCGTGGGGTCATTAAAGACTAAGTAGATTTTGTTCGAGTCGTCCGTGTCCCTCCAAAAAGTGGCTGTTCCCGAGGTCGGAGTGGGCATTGCTGCTTGAGCAACGACTCCCAGCTTGAGCTCGTCCATTTCGACATAGGCCAGGCCTGTTATGTTGTAATTACCTGCAGCCCAGTCTCCAGTCAGAGCTCCCAGCGATACGACATTTGAGGAAATATCGATCCCGCTGCCGGCCGTGTACAGGTTCGGACCTGCGAACTGGATCCAGGTGCCTGGGGTGTCGTCGTATGTGTAAGCCTGGTTCTCGTATACCCCGCTGCCACCGCTTATCAAGATCCCCATACCGTTGGCGGCCGTGGTGAAAGACCAGGAACTCCCAGAGGTCGAATATTGTCCTATGTCGTCCTCTTGTCCTGTGAATGATCCGCCAGCGCCCGATCCGATAACCACAACCCGAGTTCCGTCTGGCGGCTCTCCTCCAGAGTTGGCCACAACGGTGACCCACGCAGAACCACTCCACTCAACGATATCGCCGTCGGTTTTCGTTGCCCAGTTGTTAACTAACCATGCCTCGCCAGCTCCCAGAGCCGTGGGGTCGACCCCTGACTGGTCAGCATCGCTCTTGATCTTCAGAACCGCCGCCGGTTCCTGCCAGCTAACTCCTCCGACCGCTGCGTCAAGCTGCGACTTGTTGACCGCGTCTGTGCTGGCTGTGCCTGCTGCCAGGTTCGTGATCTTGTTGCTGTTCACGCTGATCGTCGTTGCCGAGGCGTTGCCCAGGGTGAGCGAATCTGCCTGGATGTCGATCAGCCCGTCGCCTGCGCCGGCGTTTGTTGCTGCGATCGTTAGAGTTCGGTCTGCTGCGTTGTTGGCGTTCATTGACAAGTTGGACGTGTCGCCACTGGTTAGAGCAATTGCGCCAGAGGGTGATATTGTGAAGGATGTCATGCCAGTCTCAGACACTGCGCCCGATCCGTCGAAGTCGAGAGTGGCTGTGTCATCACCGATCGCCAAGGTACCGGTTGAATTAATGTTGACCGTTGCTCCGTCGAGGTCGAGATTTGCGGCCGCGCTAATGTCCAGATCTCCCAGTCCTGTTGAAATCGAAGAAGCTGCGCCACCGGTAAAGGTGAACGCTCCCGAAGGCGTAATAGAGAAGGAGGTCATTCCTGTCTCGGATACCGCGCCAGCGCCGTCAAAGTCTAGTGTTGCAGTATCGTCGCCTATCGCAAGAGTTCCAGTCGAATTGATATTGACCGTCGCACCGTCAAGGTCAAGGTCAGCCGCTGCTGAAATATTCAGATCCCCTGCCGACGTGGACCATGTCGAAGTTGCACCAGCCGTGAAGGTGATCGCTCCCGAGGGGGTGATCGAGAAGGAAGTCATTCCCGTCTCGGATACTGCTCCGGCTCCGTCGAAGTCCAGCGTGGCTGTATCGTCACCAATGGTGAGAGCGCCTGTGGAGTTAATGTCCACGGTTGCGCCGTCTAGATCTAGGTTTGCAGCCGAGGAAATATCTATATCTCCGCTGGTGGTTGTCGATAATGTCAAACCGGCTCCGGCAACGATGAAATGAGAAGCCGCTGCAGCGTTGAGCTCGATCGTGCTGGTTCCCGTGGCGTCGATATCCAAACCATACCCAGCCGTCGAGGGTGTCAGGTTTGTGGATCCTGAAGTCGTCCACAGGGTCGATCCTGTAAAGGCCGCGTTGATCGCCGTCATCAAACTGACTTCACCAAAGTTGGTTTTGTAGCCATTCCAGTCGGCGATCCCGTCTGATAATGGAATATAACCCTGAGTCCATGCCGGCAGAGCTCCGGCGTGGTTTGCGTCGACAAAGCGAATATGAGAACCTGAAACCGAGCGCCCAATATTGATCGTACACGATGCAATTTGAGAACCAATGTTGATCGTTCCTGGAGAACGAAGCTCAACCTCGGTTGCGCCTACTACATTAACTTTGTCCGAATTGCTTTCGATCCACAGGGTTGAATCGCTTTCGAGCCAAGTTTTGTCTGCGAAGTTGGTTCCCCCTACGTTTCTACCAAGGTAAAGATGTCCCTCGCTGCTAGCGCTGCCTGTAGGCAGTAGTATTATTTGAGCATCGTCACCAGAGGCCCCCCCTGTGTTGGTAGCCAAAAGCTGAATTATAGAGTCGACACCAGCCACAGACGTGGTCGCATATAGCTGAGCTTGCGAAACACTGGCAGAGTTGCAATCCAGAGACACTGACGCATAACCATTGCTCGCCGTATTGCAAACAATCTGAGCCGTGTTTAGGTTGCTCGCTGTGCCAACATTGAAGGCGTTTTCCGGCTGAATGTTGACATCATAACCCGAAGTGAGCGCGATCGTTGGCTTCGAACCTCCCTGGGCATCCAGGGTGAGAGTGGACCCGTTCAGGACATTCAAGGTCATGTTGCCGCCCGCTGTCATGTCCAGGGTAGTGGCTGTATCGAAGTCGATAACATTCACCAGCGCCGAGAACGAGATCGCGTCGGCCGCTGTCGCCTGTACGGTGACATTGTCCGCGCCTTCCTGGAGTATGAAGTCGTATGCTTCGTTGAGATCCCAGGTCATGTTTTCAGAGAACGTAAGCCCCGATCCGTTGTCATATGCGTATTGCATAGTCAGATCAGAGGGGGCAAGATCCTCCGCGTCTGAGGGCAATCCATTAGAGTCGAAAGTGACAAAGTTGCCCTGTGTCGCCGACGGTACACCGCTATGATTGTTAACATCATTAACGGTATGCAGTTGAGTGTGTGCCATTGTTTCCTCCGTTTGGGGCCTACCGAATGGCCCATTTTTTTATTAAGTCATCTCGACTTTCACCTGGTCGCCAGTGCCCCTTCTGTAAACGAGCCAGGTTTGGTTGCTTGCGTCTGTATCTATCCATACTCCAAGATCCCCGTCTGAGGGAAGAGTTGGTTCTGTTGTTTGGCTGTACGTGGGAATCCCTCCACTGGTTGCATAGGCCGCGTTGACCGCCGCCAGCAGGCTGACCTCCCCAAAATTACTCTTGTATAGATCCCACTCTGAGGACGCATCCGACAAAGTGAGATAACCCTGGGTCCAGGCCGGAGCTGCGCCGGCGTGGAAGCTGTCGACCACTTTTAACTCGCCACCCGTGGCGCCGAGATAGATTTCGCTTCCGTTTGCCGTAACCGACCAGTTACCACCTGAGACGATCACCGCGTCCGAGATCTCTGCGTCGAGACTCAACTGCCCGCTGGACCCTCCCAGCAATTTAAAGCTGTCTGGGCTCACAGCGTCCCCATAAACGCCAAATTCTGAGCTATCCGGAACAACGCCTTTTATGTTTGCGTTGCCCCCGTCGTTGACGGTGAATAGTTCCGAGCCCGCTTTTTTCACCTGCAGCCCCGTGGCGCTGCCCCCTGTGGCGTCGATTAATACACCATAACCTGAGCCTGGTACCGTAATCGAGAGCGCCCCTGGTGAGGTCGTCGTTGAGGTTAGGGCGATCACTGGGTTCGAGGCATCATTAGAGCTTATTGCGAGGGTGTTGTTTGCGTTTTTCGGCTGCAGAACAGCTCCGGCCTGGGTCCATAGGGTGTCATCGTTGTGAGCTCCCAGGGATCTAAGAACCACAGAGGATCCGCTTCGGGTTCCACACCAGATCGCTCCATGGGGGACGTTCCCCGCCTGCAGGGTTTTTGTCTCAGTGACAAGCGGCCGCGCCGTTGGCACAAAGTAAATGGAGTTACCGTCGACCAGGGTGACCGAGTTTGCCGGTATCGTTACAAACGTACCAGCTCTTGAAGAGTAGACATAGAACGGAGCAGACCAGGTGAAGGTATCCCCTACCAGTGACAGCGCCCCGCCCCCCAGCATAGCAAGGTCCGCGTCCTCCTGTATGGTGTCCATGTCTGTATAAGTGAGGCTGATTTCGTCAATAAAAGGATCCGCCCACTCTGCAGGCCACCGATTCCCGAGTGGTGTGGTAAAGATATCCATTCTCTAAACCTCTTCCAAAGTCAGTCTCACTGTCACTGTTGCGGTTCCTGTTATCAGCTTTACCGGAGCTTTGAAGTCTTCCCAGCTCATGTCGTCGTCAGGGTCTATCGTTTTCTCAGCGTATACCGTGCCGTCGATAATAATTGAAGCAACCCAGGCAACATTCGAAGCGCCCAGGGCTCGGCCGATAACATTGGCGGGGAAGGTCACATAGTCGACGTCAGAAAGGTCGACGTCTTCCTGAGTAACCTGGATATAATCCCCAGTGAGCATCGTTGCCAGATCCGTCGATTCCAACTGCCCCAGAATCATAGAGAAAACTCCAGAATCTGTCTCCACGCGCCCTGATAGGGTGCCCAGGGAAAGCTCGAACCAGGATCCGTTTTCCCGCTCAATAGGAGCAGGGGGATCCGGCAGCGCTGGCAGTGTTGGCAATGTGGCCATTAAGGCACCTGTCTCAAAATCTGTATCTGATCAAAGCCCACTCTCGTGGCGATCGATTGCTGGTAAGCCGCTGCAAAGCCCACGTACCCACCTATAAGAGGAGCTGAACCCGTGTTAATTGCTGCGACATCGTCCACAAATTGAGCCATCCCGTCGATCGACTCCCATACCGGTGACGTGCAGGGGTGCAGAGCCAGATCATTTTTTGCCACCTCGAGGGTGACGTCCCCCGAGGGCTGCTCAATGACATCGAGCCTCAAATGGTGCCACAGGCCGGCACTGGCGTTATATTGCCTTGACGATCTTGCAAGGTAGTTGTCGTCAACCGCCTGCGGTACCCCGCTTAAAATCGTGGCTTTTCTCAGAACGATTCTGTAAGGCTCAGCGTCTTCCAGTCCCAGAATGTAAGCGGTATCGTTGACACTTTTGCCGCCCGCGCTCATGAAAAACAGTGGAGAAAACCCCGTATTCGAACCGCTGGGCAAGCGCTTGATACATCCCGAGATTCTGCCACCCGATTGCATAGGCTGAAAGTCGGCGATCACGCAATACAGGCCCACAGCCCCGATCGCTTCGGAGTCCATGGAGTTGATCGCGTAAATCATGGATCCGCCCCCGCTGGGGGGTGTCTGTCCACTGGTTGCGCCCTTCTCGACCGAGGCCAAGCTGTCGTCTAGTAATGCCCAATCTTCAGCGCTCATTTATTACCACCCTTCCTCGAAATTCTCGAACTGCTGAGGCGCCAACGGAGGTTGATCGAACCAGGCCACCTGTAAGGTTGCTTCAAAAGCTGGCTCGTCCAGTATCGCTCCACCCCAGCCCTCGGGAATGAAAGACTCATTTGCTGAGTTGTCCACAAACGGCTTTAACTGGTTGAACAGGGCGAAGTCTTGCCCCTCTGGAACAACCACTGTCTCAGCCGCCGGCGTTGTTTGTATCGTATAAGAGAACCTGCTATCAGGATCAACGTCGAACATTTTGGGATCGTCTGCCCAGGCGTCTGGCACCGTACCGTGAACAGCCCCCTCAAGGTTCTCGAAGTACCGAGAAGGCACTTTAACCCTGGACGTAACCCCTTGCACCAGGTCGATCAAGCCGACAACCTCGCGAATGTCCAGCTCCTCGTAAGTGCCGTGCTGGTTTGCGAAATAAAACTCCTCGGTCGTGCTTCCTGAGCCGTCCCACCCAAAACCGATCTTGGCGCTGGTCTGGTCGGTGCTTTCTTCGTGGACAGAGAACTCCAGATCGGCGCCTGAGGCTGCTGCAAATTTGGCGTTCATGTTGGCCACCAGGTCAGCCGCTGTGTCATAGGTGTCAGGATCGATCGTGATGTGCACCAGGTTCTCTTCGCTGGCTACATAGATCCACATCTCATTCCTATTCGAGGGAACATTAATCGGGAATGTTCTCTCGTTGCCCACAAGCACGCCGTCCCAGAACCGGCAGGGGGGATCGTCTGGGTTAGTAAGGAACGTGCCCCGCCACCCCTGCTCGAAGTCCTCCGAACCATTCGGGAAAAACAGAGGATAAATATACCCGTCCGCCGTAGGGTCTGGTATCGCCTCAGCAACCTCGACCATGGTGCCCAGTATCGCTTGCACATTGCTTACCACGGTGTAGAGATTATCGTTGCCGGTTGAATCCTGAACGATTGCCTTAACCCCTGGATAAAAATACTTTCTCTTGTCGCCTGGGGTGATGAATGTCTTGGCCCCCTGGTTGACAAAAGTAACTTCACCACCGCCCAGCCACTCGGCCCAGCTCTTGATCGGCGCCTGGCTGATCGTTACCTCGTCGAGGTCCTCATAGATAGCCGTCCATTCGAATGTTTCAAACTGCGACTCGATCGACGTGCCGCCGGCAAACAGGGCAGCCACCGAGGGCGCTTCGTCGAATGTCTCAAAGAACCCTACATCATAGGCGCCGGTGTCCGTGGTGTCCTGGAATCCGAGCAGCCCGTGAAAATAATTATTTCCCCATACCGTATGATTGGGGAAGTTTAGATCCGTGTTGGCAGACCCTCCAATGATTTTAACACTGAGAAGGCCGCCCACGACGATCTGACCGTTCCCAGCAACCTCGGCCTTACCTGTGACCGCGTTGGAAAGAAAGGCGTTCTGGAGGTCCTGGACGATTTCCTCGGCCGTTGTGGCTCCCACGGTAAGAACTGCTGTAAAGGCGGGCTCTCCGTCTAGCGATATTTCGAGCTCGTTGTTCGTTGGAGTTCTGGCTGGGATAGGCCAGACCGCTTTTGAAAGCACGTCCCCCCAGTATCCCCACACCTGACAGGTTGCAAGATCGCCAGCCTTCTCAGATTGCACCTTAAGCGACCCACCTGCCTGGGCCTCGCGTGCCATAAAATAGCCGTGCTGGACATACTGCTTAAGAATGGTTTCCAGCTCCTCGGCCGTGGCGTTCTGTGGGTCTTCGAAGTAAATATCGAACAGTTGAGCAAACTGCCCGAAGCCATACTGCTCCCTGGTGCCAAAAAGTAAGGTCGTGTTGGCTGT